ACGGCGATCAAGAGTTTATTAGGTTTGATGGTACAAGTGCTTCTGATGGATCAAAGAGTATATCATCGTCAACAGACACAGGTGGATCAAAGGTAGGTGCAATACGTATTAATGTAAATGGTACTGATCGTTTCATAAGGATTTATGATTCTGCGATTTAGTTATGCCTTTATCAAAATTACAGATAGCACCGGGAATAGATAAACAAAATACCGAATATGGAGCCGAAGGGCGTTGGGTAGATTGTGATAATGTTCGTTTTAGATACGGCTTACCAGAAAAAATAGGTGGTTGGGAAAAAGTAACAAGCGATGCACTTGTTGGTGCAACAAGAGCAATCTTATCTTATTCTGATTTAAATGGTGTCAAGTACATTGTATATGGCACAAATAAAAAATTATACGCTTACTCTGAGGGTAGTTATGCTGACATAACACCAACTCGTTCTACAGGAACAGGTAACATTACACAGTTTGCAACGACAGATGGATCTTCTACCGTTACAGTGACTGACTCTAGTCACGGTGCTTTGATTGGTGATTTTGTTACTATTGCTAGTGTGAGTGGTGCTGTAGGCGGTATATCTGCCGCTAACCTACAAGGCGAGTTTGAAATACTAACAGTTCCTAATGCTAATACTTATACAATAGAAGCAAAGGCGGCGGCTAGTTCTGATGCAACTGGAGCCACAGCTAATGCTACATATCAAGTTAATACTGGAGCGGCTGTCTCTTTATTTGGTTATGGTTGGGGTGCAGGTACATGGAGCACATCAACATGGAACACATCAAGAGAAGGTCTAACGGGTGCAGACAAGCCATTGCTAGAGTCAGCAAAGTGGGCACTTGATAACTGGGGTGAAGATGTATTAGCCTTACAATTTAATGGTGGCTTGTTTTACTGGGACACCTCTGATGGATTAACAAGTTTAGCTACCACAACAGAAGTAAGTGGTGCACCAACTAAATCTAGATTTATGCTTGTGTCTGGTGATGACAGACACGTTATTTGTTTTGGTACAGAAACAACAATAGGCACAACAACCACACAAGATAATATGTTTATACGTTGGTCTGATCAAGAATCAACTAGCGACTGGACACCGACTGCTACAAACACAGCGGGATCATTCAGATTAGTTGACGGTAACCAAATTAATACGGCTGTTAGATCAAGGGGAGCTGTTATGATATGGACAGATACAGCGTTATACTCCATGCAGTTTATTGGTGCGCCTTTGACATTTGGTTTTAAACAAATAGGTTCTAACTGTGGCGCTGTAGGTATTAACGCGGCCGTTGACGTATCTGGTAACTCATACTGGATGAGCAATGATTCTTTCTTTGTATATGATGGTGCTGTAAAAAAGATACCGTGTTCAGTAGAGGACTATGTGTTTGATGATATTAATGAAAATGCAAAACAAGATGTATTCTGTGCGGCTAATTCTAATTATAACGAAGTTATGTGGTTCTATGCATCTGCTAATTCTGATCAAATCGATAGAATGGTAATATATAATTATGCAGAAAAACTTTGGTATATTGGCACACTTGCTAGAACATCTTGGTCTGACTATGGTGTTTATCCTGTACCGTATGCTACACAATTTTTATCAACAGATACAACTGCAACTATATCTACAATCACAGGATTAAAAGCTGGTAGAACATTTGTATTTTTACATGAAACAGGAACAGAAGATGATGGCTCTGCCATGGCAAATCATATTGAATCTGGTGACATAGATATTGCTGACGGTGATAACTTTATGTCAATATCAAGATTTATACCGGACTTTAAAGACTTAACAGGCACAGCAGACATTACAATAAAAACTAGACCATATCCATCTGGCACACAAACAAGTCATGGATCATTTGATGTAACAACATCAACAACAAAAGTTAACACACGTATACGTGGTAGACAGGTTGCTATTAGAGTTAGCAGTGATGCTACTGGTGATAAATGGCGATATGGCACGATGCGTTTAGATATTCGACCAGACGGAATGAGAGGTAGTTAATGGCTAAAATTGTAACACCACGTCTACCAGAAGCAACGT